TGACGCTAAAATGAAACATTTCAGAGTCCTTATCGGCTCTTCGAAAACTGTTAAGTAAAGCTTTCAGTTCTCCAGCACTTAGTTTACTTAACGGTGCGTTTTTAGTCGCCGCCTTAAATAGACTTGGTATTTTACTAGCTCCTGCTGCCATTTTATTTTCTTCCTTTCTTTGTCATTGCCTTACCATATCCACGGACGGCACAGCCGACTCCACGAGGTTTGCTTACTTTGCCGCCTATTTTACGGCCAATTAGTTTCATTTTATCGTCAATGCTCATTGGAGCATCACCCTCACCACGCATAAGTCTTGCTGCTTGGCTTCTTTCATATTCAAACAGAGGGTCAGGTGCAGAACCACGTTGCGCACGCCTACGTCCAACATCCTGTCCACCACCTTGACGAGCTTCACGAGCCATACGTGCTTCAAAAGCTTCAGTAGACTCACGACCTTCAGTTAACTTACGAGCTTGGCGCAGCTTCTTAGGGTCGGTGGCTTCCTTTAATCTTTCTCTGCGAGGAACTGATGTACCGCCACGAAGTTCTTTTTCCATTTCGGCACGATATACTTTTGCCTTGTCTGCAGGTACGGTCGTAAGTTTACCGCCTGCTTTAAGAAAATCATCTACAGACTCTACAATTTTTTGTTTGCTTGTGGCTTCTTGAACTTTTTTATATGCTCTAGCAGCCTTTTCTTGTCTGGTCATTTTTTTTGCCTGAACAGAACCCATTGCTTGAACATTAGGAGTATCGGCAATCTTAGCTTGCTTAACTTTCTCAGCAGCCGCTGCTAATCGTCGAAGCTCCTGTGCTACAGCCCTTGCACCAAATTGTTTGATAGCTTGATTTTTACTTCCTTCTTTTAAAGCTGCTCTAATTTGTGCTGCCATTGACGCTGCCATTAGCTTGTTCCTCCAATTGTGTTGTCGCCGCCAGCAGGAGAAGCATTAGCTTCCATGTCATCACGGCGTGTTCTTCTTGATTGATTACGCAGACCTTCGACTGCATTTTGATACTGTTGTTCGTATACTTGTGTAATAGAATAGTTTTTCATAAAGTTAGCGGCTTCAATCATGCAGCCATAAAACACAGCATCATAGCAATAGTCACTAAAGTAATTGTTTTGGTTGGCGCTAGTTAAAGCAGAGGGCTTAACGACATAGACAAGCTCACCACCGTAAGTAGTGCTTGCAGTAGGAGCAAAAACAATTTGACTGTTTGTTTTTCGTGCATAATACTTTGGAGTTCCTGTGCTGGCACTTACAGGCCAGTAGTCATTAATAAATTCATCTGTTCTTTGTAGTAGTCCAATCTTAGAGCCTGCATCTTTAAGGTGTAGGTTTTTAATAATAAGGGTTCCAGTTGGAAGTGTATAGGTATTTTTACCTGCTGACAAAGCAACAGAAGTTGCAGTCACTAAACCATAATCATCTAGTGTCTTAGTAAGACGGTCTTCAACACGGTTAACCATCTTTGGAATATAAGAAATAAACTCAGAACCATCATTCTCAGTTGCTTGAATAATATCATTTACAAGATATGTGTAATTAGCCATAATAAATTGTTACCGTTGATGCAGTTGTAGGACACTCGACAATTACTGTGCCGCCCATACGGACACCTGCGTCTGTAAGATAGGCTTCAGTTACATCTGAATTGGTTGTGTTAGTAAACTTAATGATACCACCGTTGTTATTTCCAAATGGGTCAACAGATGTACCAGTGATAGTAAACTCGCCAACGCCTTGTGCGTGAACGCCTCTAATGCGTGTACCCTTCAAAGATACACCACTAACTGTATCCACAGCGGTATTAACCAGTGTTGTATTGCAAGTAACATATGCTACTCTGAGATTTGCCGACATGTTGTTCGCTCCTATAATAAAACTACGTTAGCTATATTATACTAAAAAAGGGCGTAGGATACAACTCCCACGCCCTTCTATTTTTAGTCTATCAGTAGACTAGTGCTTATGCACCAGCGTTACCGAAGAAACCTCTCCAGTCTGACCAACCAAAGCTGTAACGCTCACGAGCTTTAAAGCGCAGGTTGCCAGTGTCGAAGTCTGGTTCCATCTTAGTCTGAAGCGGTGAACGCACAAACATTTTTGTACCGTTCGGGCAATCAGTTTTGATGAAGAAGGCATTAGTGTCCGTAAAGCGGCGGTTCACGTAGAAGCCACCAGGAACAAGACCTTGGTTCCGAATGCTGTTGATGTCGTTAACATTCGTTACGCCTGAATCAGACACGATTGTTGTTGACAAAGCAGAGTTCAGAATTTGGTCTGCAGTGAATGCCAAGTCTGAAGGAATGTGCAGGCTTTCGGCTTGCGCACCAATCAGGATACCACGGTCATCTTTAATTTTTGAGATTGCAATCAAGGCAGTCTCAAGTGATGCTTCTGAAAGGTCAGCAGCTGAAAGCAGGTTGCTTTGGTCGCCGTTGCCAATCGTACCGTGTGATGCTGAGAACAATGGTTGACCATCGCCACCAGCATATGAACTGTTGAAGCCGTTGTTGAATACATCAGCAGCTTTAACTTGTTTGGTGTTTGCCATCGCACGAGCCAGACCTTTGGCACGTAGTTTAGCAAATGTGTCATACAAGTTGTCTTCCATTGCTTCTTCTGTGATAGCGAAGCCAAGAGCAACAGTCTCGTGTGTGTAACGAGCAGTGTAGCTTTCTTGTGCGTCATCATAAGACACAGCAGCACCTTCACCTTTTACAGGTGCAGTGCCAAAGCCTGTGAAGAGAACTTCTTCTTCGAATGCACGGTCTGAATTTTCAGTATCAAACAACGGTGCATGTTCATCAGAGACTTCCCCATACTCAACGCCGAATACAGCGTTCAGACCTGGGAGTAGCTCTTTGGAAATACTTCCTCTATTAATAGCCATTTTTAATTATCTCCCTTAGTTGGTTGTTGTTACAACAGCAGATACTACAGCATTCTGGTAATCATCAGTATCAAAGTTAAATACTACTTCCAGTTTTGTGTAGGCATCGCCATATTCGTTGCCTGGCTCATCTACAAGACCAATAACACGGAAAAGACCAGTAGTTGCTTTACCTGTGCCGCCAGCTGATGTAGTAGCCACGATTGAAGAACGTCCTGTGAAAGCAGAACCAGCAGCAATTGCACTGGCATCTACGTTACGACCAAGAATACCAGCAGCTACAGATACGTTTGTAGAGATGATATAAGTTTGGCTAGGATTATCATTTACCAAACCAACGATGTCTGAAGCAGACACGCCAGAGTAGTAAGGTTTAAAAGTTGGTGTCCCGTCTTGGACATAGCTACAACCTTGGAAAGTTCCGACTGGAACCTCAGTTGTAGTTACGCATGGTGTAAGCGTACCAGCTGACAAGCGTACAGGAGTACCTGTATACATTGCAGTTGCGCCTGAAGCAATAGGATAAGAGTTCAGGGCATGACTGTTTGGCGAACCACCACGAATACGAGAGAGTGAAAGTCCAGTTACTTTAGTAGCAGACATGTTTTATTCTCCTTAATTCTATGTGAATGAAATAACCAGACTCCACTTGTCTAATCGAAAGACGGTGTGCGGCCTCTGGTTACGTTTGTTTTACTTTGGTTTCGAACAGGCATCTTGCGGTCTGAAGCATTCTCAAGTTGAGAGTTAACTGCGTCAACCATTTCTGCAGATGCATCTTCAAAGTGACGTTGCCGTGCTTCTGCACGTCTAATGGGCATTTTGGCAAGAGCCAAGTCCCCACGGCAAACAGTACCAGAATAACGACCTTCGTCTCTAACCATAGAGGTGTGTCCTAATTCAGGTACTTCGTCTAGAGAAACAAACTCCCAGCCTTCAGCTAATCGCTTACCAACATTTGTATAGTCGTCTTTACCTTTAAGGGAGATGCGTATCCAACGTAGTTTCATTCCTTGGTCTTCAAATCTGTGTGTGACAAACTGAGGAATATCTAAAAGGTTCGGTTCAACGTATTCGTAGTCATCTGTTTCTCTTGTGTCCAGTTCACGAGTCTGGTGTTCACGTGTAGTGTTTCGTGCCATAATATCTATGTATCCTTTCGCAACTATCTGTTAATTGTTGTATATTCGCCTTCACCAGCTGATTCAACTTTCAGCTTTTCGGCAGCATACTGTTCAAGTGTAATTCCCCATTTTTGTGCGAGTCGTACATCTTCTTGCGAGAGTTTAACTTTCTTATTAGAAGGGGATGCTGAAGTGTGCGAAGCTCCAGCTACTACTTGAGAAGCCGTTGACGTAGACTTCTTACGGGGTTGTTCGGCAGTGTCCTCCACGGGCTTACGGAACTTGTAAGGAAAAGCAGAAGCCATGCGGCTATTTACTTCCTCATAATATTCATCTTCACTTGGGTCATAGCCCTCATCTTGAAGTTGATTATCAATCTCTAAAGCAGCAGCTGTCATAACACGGTCAGTGTTAAACCATTCATTATCTGCTGCCCACTTGTGAGCTTTTTCTTGAG